ATGGTTGACGGTGCTCGCCGTGCGCCCGTCGTTGCGCCGATAAGCCTTACTCAAACATCACATTGGAGAGTTTCGTGAACCCGTTAGCAAACAAAACCCTGCTATCCCAAAACAGCGAACTGCGAAAAGCCGGCGTCTATAACTGGACAATACCGGCTCACGCTGTACGCCTAAGCAACGGCGAACTGTTTAACGCCTGCCCTAACGCCGGTACTTGCGCCCGTGTCTGCTATGCGAAGTTCGGTACATACCGGTTCAGTAACGTCGCAGGACGCCACCTCGCAAACCTTGAGTACGTACTGTACGAACGGCACGCTTGGAAAACGCAGATGCTTGACGAGGTTGGCGGTAAACGCTTTATGCCGACAGGCCAACCGCACCTACTTGACCACGATCCAAACGACACCTACTTAGCGGACTGGATTCGGCGTGGCGGTAAAGCGGTACGTATCCACGACGCCGGCGACTTCTTTGACTCCGGTTACCTAACCGACTGGCTTGATATTGCTGAGCACCGAACACACGTTCTGTTTTACGCATACACAAAAGAGGTTGCGATGCTATTGAACGCCGGCGCTTTACCAGCGAACTTCCGTGTGGTGTTCTCGTACGGCGGACTTCAAGACGGTTTGATTGACCGAGACGCCCACCGGCACGCTGACGTATTCCCGACTGCTCAAGCCTTAACGGACGCCGGCTACTACAACCAAGAGGACAACGACCTCCTTGCTATCACCGCACCGTCAAACCGAATCGGTATTGTGGCCAACAATCTGCCTGTCGCCATTCGCCGGTTCAACGGCAAAGCAATGAGCGCCATGAATTTGCGTAACGAAGCGCCGACCAATACAACGCTCAATGCGCTACAGTAGCGCTGTGGATTCTGTCTCTCCCGATAACGAAGTCGCCAAAGCCAAGGCGTCATCAACCGACTTTATGGAAGTCGGCTCATCAGGTCTGCATCAAAACGCCGGCGTAATCCGTCAAGACTTCCTTCGCCAACTGCAAGGCAAACAAGCGTTCGCTGCCTACACCGAAATGTCCGACAACGACCCTGTTATCGGCGCAATGCTTCAAGCAATTGAAATGCTTATTCGTGGCGTTGACTGGTCGGTTGAACCTGCTGAAGAAAACAATGAGGCAGCAACCCGTGAAGCGGAGTTCATCGGTCAGTGCATAACCGACATGAGCGACAGTTGGCACGACACGCTCGCCAGCATTATTTCGTTCCTAGTTCACGGATACAGTTATCACGAACTCGTTTACAAATACCGGCGTGGCTATACGAACGACCCACGCACCCGTTCAAAGTACAACGATGGGCGTATCGCTTGGCGCAAACTGCCGGCACGCTCACAAGAAACTATTGAACGCTGGGAACTTGACGAGAACGGCGGTATTCAAGGCGCATACCAGCGTGACACCAGCGCACCCAACAAAGGTTTAGTGTTTATTCCTATCGCGAAAGCGTTGCTGTTCCGCACAACTGCGAAACTCAATAACCCTCAAGGACGTTCAATCCTCCGTAACGCTTACGTGCCTTGGTATTACAAGCGTCGTATCCAAGAAATTGAAGCGATCGGTATTGAGCGTGACCTCGCCGGTATGCCTGTTGCGCTAGTTCCGCCTCAAATGCTTTCCAATAACGCAACCAGTGATGAGCGTGCAGCACTAGACGCAATCAAACAGATCGTTCGGAACATTAAACGTGATGAGCAAGAAGGCATCGTGTTCCCGATGGCGTACGACCCGGATACGAAGCAGCCGGCGTACGAACTCAAACTGCTTTCTACTGGCGGACGCCGACAGTTTGATACTGACGCAATCATCGGACGTTACGATCAGCGCATAGCAATGACGGTACTCGCCGACTTCCTTCTGCTTGGCCACGAACAAGTTGGCTCGCAAGCGTTATCGGTCAGCAAGATTGAGTTGTTCATCAAGAGCCTTGACGCATACCTGTCCGAAATTGCTGAAGTGTTCAACCAGCACGCCATTCCTCGCTTGATGCGTTTGAACGGCGTCAATGAGGAACTGTCGCCAACCTTGAAGTACACGCCACCAAAGAACGTGGACATTGCAGCAATCGCAGCATACGTCACCGCACTAGCACAAGCCGGCGCACCGCTATTCCCCGACACCGACCTAGAAAACCATTTGCGTAATTTGGCTGGTTTGCCACAGGGTCAAGCCGAGCAGGTCTAAAATGACCGGCGTTGTCCGTGTCAGCAAAAAGCGCAGCGACCTTTGGGGACGTTTGCCGTTATTCAAAAGCAAAGCCGGCGAAACCGCTTACCGAGACACCGGCACTGAGACGCTCTCTAAGAACGAGAAAGCGCTTTCCGACGTAATCCTCCGAGCGAACGACTTGATACCAAGAGACGCAGCGCAGAGGCTCATAGACGGCGGAGATATCGCAACCTATAACCGTACGGTACTGAACGCTTTAGCGCCTCTCCAAGACGTCATTGAAACTTTGCTGCTCAAAGAACTTGTTGAGTCGGCGGTCATCACAACACGGGAAACCGTACAAAGCATTTCAAACCAGTACGCAGCAATAGGCAAAGCCGAATCGCTTACACCGCCGTTGCCTTCCAAGATCGTCATGCAACACACGTTTGACCAAACTGCACCGGGAGCGATCTCGTTCGCTAAGAAACAGTCCGCACAGTTAGTGACAAACATGGTTGAGTCGCAGCGTGAAGCGATACGCCAAGTTGTCGCACGTGCATACAAGGTTGGGCGGACGCCGGCACAACTACAAAGCGATCTTGTTGCAGCGTTAAAACTTGTAAACCCAACTACCGACCCAGCGAAGTCTTTAGCGACGCTGTTCGGAACTAACGTGAACGGTTTAACCACACGTTACGAACAAGCGGTTGCGACACGGGCAGAAAAGATAGCGAAAGACTTAGCCAAGAAAGGTATTACCGGCTCTAAGGCTGTAGAAAAAGTTAAGAAGGATACGCAGAAGTACGCTGACAAACTGCGTAAAGCAAGAGCACGCACTATCGCACGTACCGAAATGATGACGGCCAACAACGAAGGCAAACTTCAGTCGTTCCTTCAAATGGAAAAGAAAGGCATTATCTCTCCTAAGAACTCTCGCAAGCAGTGGTCAACGGGACGCTTTGACGTATGCAACATTTGCGCACCGCTTAACGGGCAACTACAACCATTAAACAAACCGTTCTCTACCGGACGCATGACACCGCCGGCGCACCCGAACTGTCGTTGCACAATGATGCTCGTTACCGACGTTAAGACGCACACACCTCCGCAACCTATTGGCGGTAACACGCCTGAGAATCCGCTTGGTTTTACTCCGGGAAAATTGACGGAGGCTGGCCAAACCGCTGCCGACACGCCCATCGTTATTGACGTCGTTCCGCAAACATCGGAAGTTATACCGGTATCTCTTGAACCGAGTATGTCAGCATCGGAAGCGCAAGCGTTAGCGGACGAAGCGTTAGGTGTTGGCGGTGAAGCATCAACAACTATTGCGACTACCGAAGCATTACCAATCACGTATCCGAAAAGTAATGGCGTCTGGTCTTATACGCATTACCCTGACGGAACGTCGTCAGTGCTTAACCCTTCGGACTCCAGCCTTGAATACTTATTGAACGATGACGGGACTGTTACTTTCATATCGCAGTCCGGCATACCGTCAACAATCAAACCGACTCCGAATTCGGCGCTTGGTGAAACTATTGACGCAATGACGCCGAACCCGTACAAACAAACGTCAATACAAATGGACTTCCCCGAAACCGACACCACGTATGCGTTCACTCACCAACCAGACGGCAAAACAATTATTCACGGTGGCGGTGGCGATTACATTCTTGATACCGACGGACAACTTTTCATGTACGACAAATGGGGAACAAAAGAATTATTGTTTCCGGCCAAAGGCTCAGGAATATCTGACACTGTTGACGTCATTTTAACTAAGCACCCGAACCCAACGCTCACTGTTGAACCGCCGGCGTTCGTTGATGTCACTCCTGTTAAACCAAAAGTCAACACGCCACCCGAAGGTGTAATCAAAGTACCTACCAACGGCAAAATAATGGAACACGAATATTGGCCAAACGGCGATGTTCACCTACACGACCCGTTCCAACCCGGAACAAGTTACTTGATAACGCCGGAAGGCAAAGTGTACCGATACGACGGTTTCATGTCAGAACAAATTGTTCCCACAAAAGGTTCGGGACTCGGAGTTTTGATTGAACATCTTAAGGAAACCGACAACCCGTTCATAGTCAAACCGGTTATTGACATTAACGTCGTCAGCAAAATACCGAAGGCTGACCAACAAGTCGTTTCAATCATTGACGCATACGGCGAACAGAAACAGATGTATCAACTGTCTGAAGGCATTTGGGAATATGAAACAAAAACAGGTTTCAAATACCGTTACTCCGAACGAACCGGAACTTGGTTTGAACAAGAATCCATCAACAACTTTGTTGACATGGAAGGAGGTTATCCCGGAGGCACTAAAGAACTAATTGACAAATTGAAGTCGCTAAAAACTTCAGGACAATTACTCAAACCAACCATCACACCGGTGGCGCCAGTTCAGTTAACGAATACGAATGTTGTCAAACTTCCGTTTGAAGGAATAGACGTTGAGTTCATTGAAGTCAGTCCGAACTCCGGCGTCTATCAAGTCAACTCAATAAAAAATAATCGTATCTATCAAAGCCGGCGTTGGGATAAGAACACGCAGGAATGGTCATACTTTGATAAAGAAACTGGCACGTGGCTTAAAGGTGTTGACGCTCTTGACGAGGATTATTGGGACGAGTTGGCTGTTGAGTTTGAGATGAACGGTTTTTCAAATACAACCGTTCAACTGAAACCGTCAGTAATTGAATTGCCGCAAGTTAAAACTCCTGTTGCGCCGGTTACGCCAACGCCGGCTGCTGCGCCGACTACGCCAACCGTTAAACCAACCGGACCAATCAAAGTCAAAGCAACTAAAGACTTACCGGAACATATTGTTGACGGCGACGTTATTCGCTATACAAACAACAACGGCAAAAAGTTCATCATCAAAAAAGATGGAACCATTTTCCGTGCAGCCGACGACGGTTCTATCGGCGCTAAGTTCTTGCCAAACAAAGGTACGCCGTTACGCAAACTCGGCGATCATTACAGCAACAACCCTCAACTGTTTGACGACCCGTTGGCAACCGTAAACGTGACTGCGCCAACAGCACCGAAACCACAGAAAGGTCCGCCGAAGGTAACCGTCAAACTGCCCGATGGACCGGTAACACCAATACCTTCGCCGGCAACTCAAACAACAACTGGACCTTGGGACGTTCCTGATATCAAAGGTGGCTTGAAACTAGACGCACAAGCGTCAACCAAATTGGCTGGCCAAAACCCGAAGCGTGTCTATACGGACTCAACAGGTCAACAATACATATTCAAACCGCAGGAGCGTTGGCAAGCGGAACTTGAAGTAGCAACAAACAACGCAATGGAAATGCTCGGCGTACCGCACGCTGAAGTTGAACTCGTTACGATCAACGGACAAACCGGTTCGCTACATAAAGTGTTGTCCGAAGGCGGTCGTGTTGACAGCGTGAAGCCGGCGTTCGGTAACTCCGGCGTTTTTGACCCGACGAAACTTTCTGAGCAACAAGTTGAAGCGTTGCAACAAAACCAATTAGCCGACTGGATTATCGGCAACTACGACTCGCACACCGAACAATTCATTCGTTTAAGCAGCAGTAGCGATTCGGCGATAACGCCAATTGGTATTGACAAAGGGCAAGCGTTCAAACATCTCGGCAAAAATGCCGGCGATGACGCTGATGCTTTATGGAAGTTCTTAGAAAACGGTTCTCATTACAATCCAAACAAAAACGCTTCCACAAAGATGGCGTATCAAAAACTTTGGGACGACTTCACTGCCGGTAAAGGCGTCAACATTGTTAAGCCTTCCGAGTCCGGAAAGATTCAGTTACTACTAAAGCGTGTTGAAGGTATTACGCAGCGTGGCTCAGGCGAACATAAAGCGTTCGTTGACCTTTGGAAAAATTACGCCGACGAAGCGTTTAAGGCTGGCAAGTTACCGAAAGGTATGACGCCGGAAAAGTTTGTTGAGACGTTAATGAAACGGCTTGATGATCTAGCAGCCAAGGTGGCTAAGCAAGAGGAACTGCTTGTTGGAACCGACGCATGGAAATTGAAGAACGGTATTTCCATTAAGATACAAACACCTGAGACGGCGAGCATTGACCCGACGTTGCTCGCTAGGGAATACAAGTTCCGCAGTGAACAGTATTTTGATAACCAATACGGCAGCAAAGTTTCGGGCTTACCGGCTGACCAGCAAGTTGCTCTAAAGAGTTATTCGGGTAGTGGTTATGTTGAGATCAACAGGTCGCTTAGAGATAACGTACTTGAGTCTGATTCTGTTTCAAGAAAGATTAAAAAGATTGACGCTGCTATGAGCAATTCGGTGCTGACCGAGGACGTCAAGGTTGTGCGTCGTGCTCAAAGTTGGACAGACGCAAACGGTTCAGAAGTCAAACTTAAAAACGCTGTCGGAAAAGTCATTATCCACGACAACTTCGTTTCAACGACGGCAAAGTCAAGCGGAGTTTTTGCTGGCGAAACTCTTGAGTTGAGTGTTCCTGCCGGTACTCGTGCCGTTTGGCTTAAACCAATTTCTCATCACGCACGAGAAGAAGAACTGCTTATTGACCGAGGATACCGAATCCTTATTACTGGCCAGCGTGTAGAAAACAACGTGACTATTTACGAAGGCGTAGTGATCCCCGACGATGTTGCTAGTACCGCAATACCTAAGTACGTTAAGAAACCGGTTCCTACTTGATCGTATTTAATGGTATGATTACTTATGTCTAATACTGAACAAGATAAGCCTTATTCCGCTGACGAAAAGTTCAGTGAAGGCGCTGTCGTTATCTTTGAACCGAAACAAGAAATTGTTTCCCTACCCGACAACTTCCCTTGCGATTGCGCAATATACGAAAAAGAAAACAAAAAACTCGGAATCCTGTTTGCGTCAAATAACAATGCTGCCGGTTTCGTGCCGTTCAAAAGCGCCGGCGGTTTAGGTGAACAAGCCAAGATGATGTGGCAACTAGAAATTATTGAGATGAACCTAATGGCGCAGAACGACAATAGAACTTTCAATTCGGTTGAATGGTTCAATAACGAACTTGAACGGTACAGCAATACGCTCGGCACGCACCTTTATCGTACTGAACGCAAAATGACGTACGAAAACATACGACTGTACGCAAAAATTAACTGACGTCAATTGCGTTAACTGTCAGCGTGGTATTGTTAAAGCGTGGTTGCCGTACCTTCGTATATTTCTAGCAACGCTCGTCAAGGTATCAAGTTACTTGAGTACGCCGGCGACGGGCTTAAAGCACAAACGATTAGCGAGGCACGTGACCTCGCTTCCGGTTCAGCGACGCCGAACAAAGTTATGCGAATGGCTGCTTGGCTTGCTCGTCACGAGTCCGATCTGAAGTCCCCCGACGCAAAGGCATACCTGAACGGCGCTAGTGATAAACCGACTGCTGGCCAAGTTGCTTGGTTACTTTGGGGAGGCGACATTAGCAACGTGAATCAAGATCGTGCTAAGGCTTGGGCAGAGAAAGAACGTGACCGACTTATTGAAGATGGCAAACTTTCTAAAGCGGAATACGATTACGTAAGCGCTAACCGAACCGGCGCAACGTCTGATACTGTGACGGTGATGTATCCGATGATGACTCCGCCAGCAAACGAACCTCAGCCGGTTGACTTGGTTACGGCTATGCAAGAAATGCTTGCCAACGTATTGGTTTTTTACGCTTCGGCGCATCGTGCTCACTGGAACGTGACCGGCCAAGACTTCTTACAATACCATTCATTGTTCGCTGATATCTACGACGACGTGTACGGTTCGGTTGACCCGTTTGCGGAGAATATTCGCAAGATCAAAGGTCGTCCGTTAAACCTTACGGAGATGGTTAACACAGCAATGTTCGCTGACGATTCGCAAACTAGCGACGCTTACGAATTGGCTGCTGATCTCTTCGCCAAGAACACAAAGGTCGTCAGTATGCTCAAAATGCTTTTTGAAGTCGCTGAAGAAAATGAAGAACAAGGCATCGCAAACTTTATTGCTGAACGCATTGACGCTCACATGAAGTGGGATTGGCAACTCAGTGCGTCGCTTACTTCCTGAGGTGACCGTGTACGCTAAAGCAGCCTGTCCCACAGCAACACACGACATCGCCGTAAACTTAAAGAATCGCCAGCACGCTATTGAAGCAGCGCATTACGGTCCGTTAAACCCGAATGAAGCCAATACAGAATATTGGGCGGAGTCGGCTGACCGTTGGGACGTTACGCCGGCTGAAGCAAAGAAACAGCGTTGCGGTAATTGCGCAGCGTTTATTCGCACGCCGGCGATGCTTGATTGTATTGAGCAAGGTTTAGGAAACGAAACCGGTAACGATGCTTGGGGAACTATTAAAGCCGGCGTACTCGGTTACTGCGAGGCGTGGGACTTTAAGTGTGCTGCGTCAAGAACGTGTGACGCTTGGGTCGTTGGCGGACCGGTAACTAAGGACGTTTCTAAAGCAATGAAAACTGAAGGCGGTGAAGCGTTCCCGGCTGAAGCATTTGCTTACGTGCCTGATGAATCTAAGCCGTCAACGTGGAAGTTGCGTTTGTGGGATTCTTTAACAGATAAAGAAAGCGCTGCGCAAATTGGCCGTGCCGTTGCTGCGTTAGGCGCTGGCGGTTTCCGAGGCAACCGTGTGCGTATTCCTGCCGGCGACTTGGCTGGCGTTAAGAGCAAAGTTCTTGCTGCGTGGAAGCGTGTGAACCCTGACAGCGATATTGCTGAAGCGCCGGAAGTGCTTAAAGTTTTGGGAGAAATAGATGAGGACGAAGGCGTACTTAGCGACGGCAATAGCGGTTACACTTCTGTTCTGCGGTCAATTGTTGAACAAGATGGTCAGTATTGCGTCGTCTCGCAGACTGGCAGAGCGTTCGGCTGCTACGAAAGCAGCGATCTCGCAGATCAACGACTCGCTCAAATTGAAGGCTTCGCAGAAAACGAATTGAAACGGGCAACCGTTAAATCGTTGATTGAATTACACGACGCTGCGCACGCCGTTGACAAAGTAACTGAAGGCGTCAAACTTGTTCACGATCTTATTGAGGACGAACTTGAAGCGGTACACAAACTAAGTTTCCCGTACTCGTTTACTATTGACACCAAACTTGATATGGCTACAAGCCTTACCAAAGGTTATGTATCAAAGGCTGTTGAATACCGGTACACACTTGGTCCGGCGTACATTCCTGACCGTGAGGATGCACACGGCGAATTCGCTGACGCTGAGACGTTACAAAAAGCAATGTGGGATTGGGTACGTAAAGGCGACAGAACCATTTACTTGCAACACAGCGAAAAGCCGGCAGGCGAAATGGTTGAAATGTTGACGTGGCCATTTCCCATTGAAGCCGAATTGACTGTACCGAATCAAGGCGTAACAAAGTTCACGTTCCCTGCCGACACTCCGTTCCTCGGTGTTGTTTGGGAGGATTGGGCGTGGGACTTAGTTAAAGCCGGCGAACTTCGTGGATACTCAATCGGTGGTTCAGCAAAGCGTGTTGAAGCCGACTTGCCGTACGAATCAAAATACTAATCGTCAAGCGGTTTGATCTTGACCGTAATGTACTTTTGCTTTTCGTGACTCCACTGAATCTTGGTTGGCACACGCTTAGGTAATTGAACACGGTACGCCGAACCTAACTTGTTTCGTTCCATTCGCATTTTGTGACGTGAGCGTGGACCAGTGCCGGCGAATATCCCGTGCCAGTCGTGTTCTTGAGGCGCATTGAGGCAATCCTCTAAACAGTCAAGCATCACCGGACAGGTTGCGCATAAGTCTTTCGCACGTCGCAAAGTTTCAAAGTCACCTTGAGCCGGAAAGAAAACCTTGGTCGGTATCCCTTTACAGTTCGCTCGTTCTCGCCAAGTGGCCACTAGCGTCCTCCCTCGTCGTATGTAATTTCACAAATGGGGCAAAGCCTGTATTCGCCGGCTTCGCCTCTGTAGCGCCCATCTCCGTCGGCTACATAACGCTCGCACCAATCACAACCCATTAACGCTTCCTCGTCACTGAGGTTCGGATTGAACGGCGCTTGACCTCCCCACAGTTCACGTCCCCAAGGTTCGTAAACGGGGAAGTGAGTCCATTTGAATTTCGGTCCTGAAGGTTTGATGGCCATATGCCATAACGTGAACGCCACAATGATGACGCCGGCGTATGAACCGAACAGCAAAACAAGTTCCATCACTTCCACCAATCCAAGTCTTTAATGACGCCGGCTTTGGCAAGCGCCTTTGTCACGGCGTCACGAGTGTAAACGAACCGTGCTTTCGGGCTAAGCATTTCAATACCGCCGTCGGCGTAGTTAATGACCAGCAAGTTCAAGATGATTGCAAGGCGCTGAGCCTCAGCGTATTCAAAGCGAACCTTTCCGCCTTGCCAATCAGTCAAGAGCGCTTTCAAGGCATTGTCGTTTTGATTGTCGCAAGCGTTAATAAAGTCAACGACGTTCTTAGCGATATCCGCCGTCAGGCTAACCATCACCGTCTTTTCTGTTTCAACTTCTGTTTCGTTCACGGTTTCCTCCATTTGTTTACCGGTGTAATTATCGTTTTCGTCAAACTCAAAGTTCTCAACACCACCAAGTTTCTTCAGCGTTTCCTTTAAGCGTCCGAGTGCGTTCAATTCGTTGATCTCGTCACTGCTCTGATATTTGCGTTCTTCATAGAAAAGTATTTCCCAAGCCATACCGACTCGCCACATAACCGAGTCAAGTAGGTACTTCGGGAACTCAATTCCCTTGTTGGTGATAATCAAACCGTGCTTGATAAGGCACGTCGTTGATTCGCCGTCAGTCGTAAAACTTAAAGCGCTTGCTGCTGCTGGGCAATGCAGTTTGATTGTTTTCATTTTTTGCTCCTTGGTTGTTTCGTTAATTCCCACAATCAAGAGTTTACTAACCCATAACCGCTAAGGCAAGGCTTATAGAAAAAAGCCTTACTACCTCGTATTTCGCAAGCGCTCATTCGTCGGCAACCGAACGGCGAATAGAGAAAAAACCTTCTAGTTCCGGATACCGGCGCATCACGTCCCGTGCGTAAAATGCTGCGTAATCGTTGTTGAGTTTGAACTGTGACGAAGGGTCGTTTGTGCGCATCGCCGTTTCGTATCGCAACACTTCAAACAAGGCTTGCATACCGTAGTGTTTGTGGCCACGATCTTTGAGGCGCAAGGCCAACACGGACAACGTCTCAATCACGTGCGGATTCGCTTCGTGAAACTTTCGGTAACGGGCGTGTGCTTTAGATTCCTCCAAAGCCTCATCAAAAATAAATGCTAATTGCGTCATTGTTTCCTCCTCATTGACGGTAACGGTAACTATACGCCATAGCGGTAGTGCGAGATGTGTTTTCCGTAAAAAAACTAGACGCATTATTTAATGCTTCCATTAAGCCTTCGTATTGTGTACGCTGTCATCAAAGAACGGAGCGTGTCAATGTCATTGAAAGATTCGTTGTCAGATTCGCCTAATAAAAAAAAGCGGGGAATGCTTTGTTCGGTTGCTCGGATTCGCAACGGTCTTGACGGCGATGAACTCGTTGCGCTTGATGACGCAATTCAAAAGATTAGAAACCAACGTGACGCCGGTTTAGTTAATGGGCAAAGCGGTTACAACTGTATTTGGTTGCACAAAGTTTTACTATCGGAAGGTTACGAAGTGAGCGCATTGACCATTCAAAAACATATTTCATTTCGTTGTGCGTGTGGTTTCTGATGGCGCTTAAAAAGAAACTAGACAACGAACCCACGCAAGCCTTATCTACAAACGCTAAGCGTGAAGCGTTAGGTCGTATCGCCGACTTACTTGATCGCAACGGCATCAACATTGACGAGATCGGAATAGTCAAACGGGTTTCGCTTTACCAGTCGCTCACTAAGAATGAAGAAGGCGAAGCAGAAGTACACGACCTCGTCGGCGTTCAATTAAGTCCGCAATGGGCAGATGGTCCAGCGTGGCCAGTCATTACTCAAGGTCCGTCAATAAAACTTCCGCCGGTAAAAGCAACCGGCAAAAAGAAAGCCGGCGAATGGAAAACAGCCGTTGTGTTGCCGGATATGCAGATCGGTTACTTTCGGTTGGCTGATGATTCGCTTGAACCGACGCACGACGAGGTTGCTCTAGAAGTTGCCTTAGCAATAACGAAGGACGCTCAACCCGACGTTCTTGTTCTTGTTGGCGACAACTTAGACTTCCCGGAGTTTGGTAAGTATTTAACTACTGCGCCGTATCAACGTACGACACAAGCAGCGCTTGACCGTGCGACGTTACTGTGCGCACAACTACGTGCAGCAGCACCGAACGCCAAGATCGTTTGGATTGCGGGCAATCACGAGGAACGCTTGCCACGAAGTATCGCCACTAATGCTGCTGCTGCTTTCGGTTTGCGTCGTGGAAACCTTCCTGAGTCTTGGCCTGTAATGAGCGTTCCGTTCCTTTGCCGGTTTGACGATTACGGTGTTGAGTTCCTTGCTGGTTATCCGGCGTCAATGTTTTGGATTAACGAACGTCTGCGAGTTATTCACGGCGACCGAGTTAACAGCAACGGCGTAACCGCCAGCAAGTTTTTGGCTAGAGAAAAAGTCAGCGTGATCTACGGTCACATTCACCGTCGTGAATGGGCGGAAATGACACGTGAGGACCACGACGGACCACGAACAATCCTTGCTGCTTCGGCAGGTTGCTTAGCACGCATTGACGGCGCTGTACCTTCCGTTAAAGGCGGTGTTGACCTTGATGGGCGTCCTATTGTGCGCCACGAGGATTGGCAACAAGGAATCGCCATTGTTGACTACAAAGAAGGAGACGGCGACTTCAATCTTGAATTAGTGCCGATACGTCAAGGTACAGCACGCTGGCGTGGAACAGATTACGCTTGTGGGAATGATTGACGATGACGAATGGCACGATCTAACCAACTCAACATTCGTTGACGCTTACAACGCTCAGCAAATAGTTATCTTGAATGAAGCCGGCGCTGGCCGTGCTTTGCTTATTCATTTGCGTGATGCACGCTCGGAAACCGTTTACGAGTTTTGCTTATCAAAAGAAATGGCTTCTCAGTTTGGTTGGGAACTACTCGGCCATGCCAACGACCTAATCGCTGAATGTTTCCCGGAGTTATTTGACGAGATGGGAGACGATGAAGAATGAAAACAATTCTTGTCATTTGGCACGACGCTCACGCTGATCTAAACCATTGGCAACATTTAGACGAGATGACCGACAACGACGCTTACGTTGTTTACACCGTCGGTTGGGAACTTGAAACTAAGCGTGGCGGTAAACGCAACCATGTTTCCGTAGCGCAAAGCATTTCGCCCGACGACTGTGTAGATTCGGTAATTCACATACCGAAACGCATGGTTGTCAGCAGCGTTGTCCTTCACGAAACGGATATTGAATATGTCAAAAGCCCAACTGTCACTAGCAGACATAAACACGGCATTGAAGTTTCTGACAAGAGTGACCGTCCGAGGCGCTGAAGAAGAACGTGAACTTTTTGCCGTCATAAATAAACTGCATGAAATTTCTATTCAGCCGGTAAAAGCCCGGAAGGTACAATGAAAGCCGAAGGCTTCGTGAGTAAAGTGGTTACCGATGGCTCGCAGCACGAAACTCGCTGAACTAAAAGTGGTTGAGACGAGTGGTGTGGACCACCCTGCCCACCTTCACGAAGGTTGGCTAGTTATCAAAAGTGCTGCCGTTGAACCGACGGACGCATCAACCGAACCACAGGGAGACAACGTGGAACTTGAAATTACTCAGGAACAGGAAGTCGTAGAAGCGCCTGCTGACGTCGCCAAGAGCGAATCGCCGGCTGAAGTTCTGCGCAAGGAATTGACCGATCTCCGCAAGGAATTGAACGACGTTCGTAAAGAAAACGAAGTTTTGTTGGCTGATCGTGAACTTGAAAAAGCAACTGACGCTGCTCACGCATGGTCAATTTTGCCGGAACTTAATCCAGCAGAATTCGCACCGGCTTTGGTTGAGTTGCGTAAGGCTTTGCCGGCAATCGCAGCAACCGTTGAGGCAGTGTTCACTGCTTCGGCTCGTGCGCTCGGCGAATCCGGCATTTTGAAAGAACTCGGAAGTGACACTAAGGACGCTGCTGCGGACGCTTGGTCAAAGATTGAAGCGCTTGCTAACGATCTTGTCGCTACCGGCACTGCTCCTTCGTTTGCTAAAGCCGTCTCAGTGGTGGCCAATAACAACAAGGATTTATATTCAACATACCTCTCCGAGAAGGGAATCTAAGTAATGGCTTACGAAGCAGCACAGATCAAGTTGGGGCAGTTAACCGCATCTGCTGACCTCAGCGCAAAGCAATTTCATTTCGTGAAGTTGGCTTCCGCAACCACCGTTGATGTTTGTTCAGGTGTCACTGACAAGCCAATCGGCATTTTGCAGAACTCACCAGCCAGCGGTCAAGCAGCAGAAATTTGTATCTTCGGTATCACAAAGGTTGTTTCTGACGGAACTACTGCTGCCGGAAACCTCATTGGTACTTCGTCCGATGGTCAGGCTGCGGTTTACACCACGACTGACACCACCAAGTACATCTGCGGTCAGGCTATTGAAGCCGGCGCTGCAAGCGAAGTAATCACAATGTTCCTCAATATCACCAACGCTCGTTTCGTCTGAGTTAGAAAAGGATTAGATCATGCCTCAGCCCACACAATCACAGGTTCACATTGACGCAATTTTGACAAACTTGTCAATTGCTTATATGCAAGAAGCAGATAACTTTGTTGCTTCAAAAGTGTTCCCAACCATCAACGTACAGAAGCAGAGCGACAAGTATTTCACTTACTCGCAGGCTGACTTTTTCCGTGACCAAGCGCAGTCTCGTGCTGACGGTACTGAGTCGGCTGGTAGCGGTTACTCGCTTTCAACCGCAACCTATTCGTCAAACGTATGGGCATTGCACAAGGACATTGGAGATCAGGTTCGTGCCAATAGCGACGTACCGCTTGACCCGGACATGGACGCTTCTAAGTTCCTCGCTCATCAGATGTTGATTCGTCAAGAGCGTGACTGGGCAAGCAAGTTTTTCACAACTTCGGTTTGGGGAACTGACTCAACTCCGTCAACCTTGTGGGACGCTTCGGGTTCTGACCCGATTGGCGATGTTCAAAGCGGTATCAACACCGTGTTGACCAACACCGGCTACTTGCCGAACACTTTGGTTATGTCGTACGCCGTTTACAAGACGCTTCGTAATCACAGCGACTTCGTTGACCGTTACAAGTACACGTCGGCTGACAGCATTACGCCTGAACTTATCGGCAAGGTGCTTGACATTCCGAACGTGATGGTGATGAAGGGTGTTTATAACAGCGCCAAGGAAAACGCTTCCGCTTCGTACGCACAGATTGGTGACAAGGACGCATTGTTGTGTTACGTGTCGCCTGCTGCCGGTTTGATGACTGTCTCTGCTGGATACAACTTCGTTTGGAACGGAGTTGGCGGTGGACTCGGAACTTCAACTGCCGTGTCACGCTTCCGTATGGACCACTTGCGTGCAGACCGTCTTGAAATTGAATCCGCTTGGGACTTTAAGCCAGTAGCAACTCCTCTCGGATACTTCTTCAGCAACGCCGTATCCTGATCGGGGGATTAACTAATGGCCTTTAACCGTCTAACTAGAGGTACTGCCGTTGTCGGTGGCATTGTTGCTACTGGCAATGACCGTACTCGTGGTATCAAGTCAACGAAGCGCACAGCAGCGACTATTGCTGATGGTGCTTCAATGGTTGCTACTGCTGCTCACATCGTAACCAACACGATTGTTTCGGCTACGCCGACTACCGCCCGTGCCGTTACTACAGCAACCGGTGCTCAGATCATTGCTTTGATGCCTGACGCTGCTGTTGGTGATTGCACTGAATTCACTATTGTGAACCTTGCTGCTTCGGCTGCGACTATCACGCTGACTGCTGGTGCTTCCGGCGTGACGCTTGTTGGTTTGGCAACCGTGCCTGCTGCAACGTCGGGTACGTGGATTGTTCGTTACGACTCGTCAAGCGGAGTCACTTTCTACCGCAAGTAATAAAACTTTTGGTACGGCACTAGAAGCCGGTTCTGGTGTGGTACTCGCATCAGGACCGGCTTTAGTTTTTCACGGAGACAATTATGAATAACACAAGCACTACAGGTCCGGTTAAGTCCATTGCGCTCACGGGTAGCGATCAAGCGGTTGCTACCGCACAAGTATTCTACGGAATGATTATCACTAACGAATCTGGCGCTGCTATGAACCTCCATGTTCATAATGGGGCGTCTAACTCTGGGACAGCAATCATCGCTGGGTCGTACACTCAAAACAACCAGACAACTACTGTTTGGTACGGTCCAAACGGTATCGCTTGCCCCAATGGTGTTTATATTGACGTAGTTGCGGGTACGCCTACGGGTTCAATTCTGTATCGCTGATATCTGATGACGTGGACGTACTCAGGTGACCCAGCAAGTAGCGCACGTGACGCTATTCGTTTTCTAATTGGCGACACTGACACAACAGACCAGTTGTTGAGCGACGAGGAAATTGCTTGGATTAACTACGAGCAATCAGGTTCGTCAACTTCAACAACTGACTTGTATTACTCAGCGCATTATGCGTGTCACGCTGTTGGTGCGAAGTTAAGCCGTCAAGCAGATAAACAGATCGGTGACCTTAGCGTCAAGTTGAGTCAGAAGGCTGCACAATACCGTTTGCTTGCTAATGACTTGATGGCACACGCCAACCGTCAAAGCGCACCCATTCCTTACGCCGGCGGTATTTCGGTTAGCGATAAGCAGATTGACCTTGATAACAGCGACCTTGACCGCACGTGGTTTAGAAGCGGTCAGTTTCAAGACGTTCGTGATGGTGGTCGTACGCAAACGATTACCGGTATTCAATACTTTGGTCCGGGTGCTGACAGATGAGTGCAGCAACTTTGTTCGCTACAGAGTTGCGTCAACTAGCGACGTCAACGATCAAGATTCGTTCACGTTCGTCACGCAACATTTATAGCGAGAATGTTTATACCGGCTCACAAACAAGTTACAAGGCTTACATTCAAGGTGTTGTCGGCGCTGTTTTGAACCTTGAAGAAAATGAATTCATTATTGAGTACAAAGCGTATATTCCTTCAACAACTTTAACGGTTGCGATGAGCGACGAAGTTGAGTTTCCTGACGGAACTATCCGTCAAATTATTCAAGTTGATAATCGTGGCGATGAATACGGGACTCAGTGCGTTGTGTTGAGTTTCGGAAGGTTGCGAATGTAATGGCTAAAGCAATCAACGTATTCGGTATTGCCGAAGTTCAGAACGGTATGACCGTCAACAAAGACAAAATGATTGCTGCAATTAACTCAGCGATGTACGACGTTGCGAACGACGTTCTTAATAAAGCAATGAACATCGTGCCGATGGATACCGGAAACTTGAAAGCAAGCAGCAACATCACAGTGAAACCTAGCAAGGCTGAAGTACATAGCAAGATCGCTGTTTCGTTTGGTGGCGCAACTACCGGCGCACCAGCCGGCGCTAACTACGCAATCTATGTTCACGAGAACTTAGGCGCTAACCATTCACCGCCAAAGTTTCAAGGCGGTCAAGCGAAGTATTTGGAGCAGCCGTTCCTTGAGGAAACTTCTAGTTGGCCAGACTCTTTGGTCAAACGAATCAGAGTTTGGTACAACGCATAACTTATGGCAACCCTTGTTGATATTGGAACATACCTAGACACTCAGTTGGCAAGCCTTACGCTAGGAACTAACTTGTTTCTTGGCCGTTTGCCTGACTCGCCTGACAAATGTGTGGCGTTACTTGAGTACGGCGGAAGCACGCCAATAAGCACGCTCGGTTCGGACGCTATGCCACGTATGGAAATGCCTCGCATTCAAGTGTTGTCACGAGACGTTGCTTATTCTGATGCTCGTGCTTTGGCTATTAGCGTGTGGCAAGTTATTGAAGGAATCTTGAACGAGACACTTACCGGTACTTTGTATCAGCGTGTGTCGGCGGTTCAATCGGCGTTCCCATTGGAACGTGACAGCGTTCAGCGTGTCGTGTTTGCTCAGAACTTTCAAGTGTTCAAAGAACTGTAATGGGCGACGCCTACGCCGAACTGCTTAGCACGCCGGAGAGCCTGCGTAAAACACGCTCTGACGTGCGCTGCGCCGGTTGCGGTAAGTTGCTGGCCAAACTTGTTACAGCGCCTTGGGAGATACGCTGCGCACGCTGTAAAGCGGACAACAAGTCAGCGGACTAAACGCATTTGATTGACCAAGGTTTCCAGCCACATAATCCTTTTTCTTCACGGCTTGACCAAAGTCGGTAAGCGAAGTAAAGGTTGTTGGCTGGAACGAATAAGTCATCGGGAAAAGAGAATCCCATTTGTGCTGCCCATTCCTTATGGATTTGGTTGATCTGAGCCAAACCGGAATCATGTCCGTTCCATGCGTCGGGAGTACAACGTGATTCTTTATACAGCACACGGCTCAATGTTGGCCATTCTTGTTCAGACCAACCAACGCTTATGGCAGTGTCGTGCCATTCACCGCATTGACCGTACATCATTCTTGCTTCGTCAATAAAGTCAAATGGGTCAGACGCAAGCGGTACTTCAGTGGTCGTTGAAGCGGTTGCTTCAATAATCACCTCACCCGGAATTGTCTCGTTGACAATAGGTGACACACTTGTGGTTGTTGTGGTGATGACAGTCGTGGTGGGTGCAGGTGCGGAAGTAGTTGACTGAAGTTGTGTGGGAATCTTCAAGGAGGGACTACCTCCGCACGCTGCGACTGTCAACGTGAAAGCCGTTAATACGGCGGTTCGCGTGAACATGACGATTAGGTTACAGCAATTTTGCCGGAAAACCTTGTCGCTTGATTTTTTCAGGTGTCGTGTTCCCAAGTTGCTGTCGTTGTTTGCCCAAGATATTCGGTTGCTTGCTTCAACAAAACATTGTCTTGTTTCAAGCGTTCTATTTCTCGTGCTGCTTCCTCGCACAACTCCGGCAAACCTTGTCCGATAGTTAGCAAGTGACGTGACCTGAGACGTTCTGTGATTGGTGTTGTTGACATTGTAAACCTCCGTATCGTCAGTGTACACAATTAACCCTTCAATTAGTGGATTAGTTCTTATCTAACCAGCCGGCATAACACAAACCTAATGAGGTTGCTATGAGCACGCCAGCGAATGACGCTTTCCAGTCAGTGCGTTCAGCGCTTAGACCAAACGTGAAGATCAACGCATATGTTTGAAACAGCATTGAGAGCCGTTGCCAACGTGGTCGGTTGTTGCGTTTCTTCACCATAGTAAAACTCCGGTCTGAACATAGTGGCGGACGTAACGTGGAACGGCGTTTACATTTTCCCAAACCCACGTTCCGTTGGGTGAGAGCGTAGCGTGAGTGGCCATTGAGTTGTCGTCAACCGGAGAGGCGGTTACCTTTGTCCCATAACGCCAAACTGTCCAAGACTTAATTCTTATCTTGGTGCCTTGGTCTAATGGCGCAAGCCTTGAAGCAACGCACGTCGGGCAAGTCGTTCGTTTGCCAACAACTTCCCATTCAATATCTCGTGCGAGTTTGTATGCGACTGTTGGCTTAGTTTCGTTGAGGTGTATTTCTTGGCCACAGTCATCGCATTGAATGTTGATTGACAGTCCCATCTCATGCACCTACCTTTACCGGTTTGACGTACGGAACGAAGTCAACGACTCGGTTGGCTTCAACGAACCGATGAAAATTACGACCACCGATTCTGCGAGTTACGATCAAGTCGTTGTTCTTAAGGTCACGGTGGAACCAACCCTCACGAGACTTGATGACGTCCATTCGGGCGTAGTCGGTGTAGTAGATCGTTCCTCGTATGCTTCCGAATACTTGAATAAGGTCAATGCGGTTATTCATTTTACGCTCCGAACTTTTTGCGGTGAGTCAATGGAATCTTTTTTGCACATTCGGAACCGACTGGAAACCAACCTTGGTCATCGGCTTCACGAAGCGTGTCGCCCATAGCAACCGGAGCGAGTGAGTGATCTATGGTCATGTGAATATGCCAAGCGTTCTCAAATGCTTTCTCGGACATACCTTTGCAACACAACCAGCAACTCTCAACTCCGTGTCGGTTGAAACGGGACTTCTCGTTTTGTTCACGGACTTTTTCGTCCGCTTGAACTTCGCTTGCTGGGATAAAAATTATTCCCTCGTACATTCCGTTCTCCTTGTTTGTTTGGTTAATTCCCACGAGAACCATCTTACCCTCATTTAACGCCCAAGGCAAGGCTTATCTAAAAATAGTATTCCCACCTCGTGTTTCGTAACGATTAGTTTGGCCTGTATAAAGGCTTCCGGCGCTAAGAACGTGCTACAATTTGAGGCGCAAAGTTAGGTGTAGTCTTGAGCCATAGTGCGCTAGTCGCCAGCAAGTGTCCGTGTGACCCACACTGTTACGTATCGGCGCTTGTTTGACTATTAACGGGAGCAAAATGCGATACAAAGTTACAGGTGGAAGCGATGGAGTCAGCGGTTTAGACGTTGGCACAAAACGCTATGACGCCGGCGACGAAGTTGAACTCACCGCCAAGCAAGCCGAATGGTTACTTGAGCAAGGTTATGTTGAGTCCGTTGACGCAAAAACATCTAAAGCGAAAACTGTTGTTGAAGAACTAACGGTTGAAGAAGAAACGGAACTCTGATGCCCACCTTCATTCATGGTAAGTCGTCCGGCGTTTTGTTGAACCAATTTGATTTGAGTGCATACTTCAATAGTGTTGATACGTCGCAGTCAATTGACACTGCCGAGATCACCGGTTTCGGTTCGTCTGCTAAGTCTTATATTCCCGGATTGAATGACGCCACCCTGAGTTTGTCAGGTATGTATTCGCAAGACGCAACTGTCGGCGAGGACGTTGTGTTGTCAACAATTCTCGGTTCAACGACGACGCCAATTATTACTGTGCCAATGGAAACCGGCACAATTGGTAAGCGAGCAATCGTGGCCAAAGCACACGAAACAAGTTACTCAATCAGCACGCCTGTTGGCGACGTTGTTTCAATAACGGCTGACTTCAATGCCAGCACTGACGGAACTTCTAACTTGACTTACGGTATGCGTAGCGGAGTTATGTTGACCGCCGGCGCAAGTATCGCTTACGGTGCGTTGGCTGCTTTAACTTCCGTTGACAACGCAGCGAGCAGTGCTTCCGGCGGTTTCGCTAACTTGCACGTTACGGCAAACTCAATCGCTGGCGGAACAACCACAATCAAAGTTCAGCACAGTCCAGACAACAGCACGTGGGCAGACCTCATCACGTTCACTGCCGTTGCTGCCAGCACAACGACCTCACAACAATCAGCAGTTAGCGGAACGGTTAACCGTTACCTACGGGTATTACCAAGCACTGCCGGTTCTAGTGGGGCAATCACCTTCCACGTTTCATTCGCACGCTTCTAACACAAAGGAATAATCATGCCCACATTCGTTCATGGTAAGTCAACTAACTTCACTCTTGATGACACCTCCGGTTCAGTTCGCGATATCAGCAACACGCTGACTAGCGTTGACTTCCCGGCAAGTATTGACGTCGCCGAAACCACTGCGTTCGGTTCGTCAGCCAAGTCATACATCGTTGGCCTTGAGGACGCAACGATCTCATGCTCAGGTATTTGGGACTCAACCGTTGACGGTTACATCACTGGTGGCGCTGAGCCTGCTTCACGTTCGTTCGTGTACGGTCCTGCCGGTTCAACCGCCGGTAACGTGAAGTATACCGGTGAAGCAATTGTGACTTCGTACTCCATCAGCAACCCTGTTGGCGACGTGGTAACTTACAGTCTTGACCTTCAAGTCACTGGCACAGTTACTCGCACCACATACTGATCTCAGCAATAACAAACAAAGGAAGTGACCACAGTGTCCATAAAAGACAAGATCAGATCATCAGCCGACATGGCTCGTGAGTCAATTACGGTTGACGAATGGGACGTAACACTTGAGGTGCGTTCAATGAGCGCTCGTCAACGTGCAAAGTTTGCTTCGTCGTTTGACCAAGGCGCAACAACTGACCGCATTGAAACTTTGTGGCGTAGCGTTCTCACGTCATGTTGTTTTGACCCGGAAACCAACGAACTTCTTTTTGACGAAAGCGACATGGAATGGTTGCTTAACGAAAAGTCCGGCGTTGTTGTTGACCGTATCGTCAACTCGTGCCTTGAAGTTTCGGGACTCAAAGAAAAGTCCGTTGACGAAGCGGGAAAAGTTTCCTCGGATTCCCCGACAAACATGGACGCACCAATCCTGAACGCAGATTCTACTTCCAGTTAGCACGTGAACTGTGCATGACGGTTGGTGAGTTACTTGACCGCATGGACAGTTACGAAATAACGGAATGGATTGCGTTATATAAAATTGAGAACAGCGAGAGGGAGCACCAAAGGCAAGTAGCAGAACAGCGATCTAAAAGGAAACGGTAACAGTGTCAGCAAATGTCGGACAAGTTAAAGCAGAGTTCGTAGGCGACTCAAGCAAACTTGTTGCTGCTGCTAATCAAGCCACTGCTGCTGTTTCTAAGTTCGCTACTGCTTCTAGCGATAGTGCTACTAAAGCCGGCCAATCAGCCGACAAAACTGCTAAAGCAGTTCAGAAAGTTTCTCAAGAGACGAAGCAGTCTCTTAGCAAAGTTGAACAAGCGTACGAGAAAGCCTCTTACGGTACTAACGATTTTGCTCTTGCGTATCACGAAATGGCACGCAAGGTTGCTGCCGACTCTAAGAAAATAGAGCACGCTAGCGAAAGCGCTGCTCGTGTCGGTAACAAGTTTACTGACATGGGTAGCAAGATGACCGCTGTTGGGTCAAAGATGTCAATGGCTTTGACTGCACCAATGTTGCTCGCCGGCGGTCAGGCAATCAAGACGGCTAACGACTTTGAGTTCTCTATGCAGTCAATCGTTGCGATGGTTGGTTTGTCTGAGGACAAGGTTGCCGACATGGGTATTGCTGCACGTGAAATGGCTAAGGAATACGGTGGCAGTGCGACTAAGGCTGCTGACGCTTTGTACTTTGTTGCGTCGGCAGGTATTGACGGTGCGACAGCAATGACGGTTCTTGAGCAGTCATTGAAGGCGTCGGCAATCGGTATGGGCGATACAAGCATTATTGCTGACACGGTTTCGTCGGCGTTGAACGCTTACGGTGTAGAAAACTTATCTGCTGCTGCTGCGACGGACTTGATGGTTGCTGCCGTTCGTGAAGGCAAGATGGAAGCCGATCAGTTGGCAGGCGCTTTACCAAGAGTGTTACCTATTGCTTCGGCTATGGGCGTTTCTTTTAACGAGGTCGGCGCAGCGTTTGCTGCGATGAGTCGTAACGGTACGGACGCTAGTGAAGCAGCAACTCAGTTGCGTGCGATTATGTCGTCATTACTTCAACCGACTAAAGAAGCCGAAGAAACGATGGCTAGTTTCGGTTTGAGTAGCGCCGGTTTGCGTCAACAAATTAAAGACAAAGGCTTGTTGTCAACATTACAAACGCTAACAACAGCGTTCGGTGATAATGATGAAGCGCAAGCAGCCGTGTTCGGTAACGTGAGAGCGTTGACCGGTATTATGAGTATGTTCGGTGCTGCTACTGAAAGCACGACCAAGATATTTGCGAACCTCGCCGATGACACCGGCGACGCAGACAAAGCGTTCCAAGCGATGTCTCAAACAGGCGCGTTCAAAATGAAGCAAGTCATGGCTGAAATGAAAGATGCTTTTATTAGCCTCGGTGAAGTGTTAATACCGTTGGTTGTCCCGGCGTTGAAGTTTCTTGCGACAGCATTTGAAAAAGTTATGACGGCCATTAACGCAATGCCGGACTTTGTTAAGACAATCATTGTTGTTTTTGGTGGACTCGTTGCTGTTGCCGGACCGTTACTTATCATGCTTGGTTCTTTATCTAAAGCGTGGCTTGCTTTGAAAGCAGCAATGGCAACCGAAGCGTTTGCTAGTGCGATGGCGCAATTCGCTGCTGCCGGTCCGATCATTGCTGGTGTTGCTGTGGCGGTTGTTGCTATCGCAGCAGTTTGGTACACGTTTAGTCAGAACGCTAAAGAAGCGAAAGAAAGACAAGAGCGTTTGACCGAAGCATTTAGGTCAGCCGGCGAACCGACCGCCGTACTTCACGATCAAGTCAAAGGTCTTGTTGACGAGTACGTCAAATTACAAAACGCCTTACCAGCAACCGCCAATGCTGCCGATAACGTCGCAACCGCTTTCGCTACTGCCGAGTCCGTAACTCTTGGTATCAACGATGAGATATCTAGTCTCGGTTTAACAATGGAACAAGTTGGCGCAGCAGTATCAACCGGCACTGATGCGTTTGGTGATCTTGGCGACACCTTGCTTGGCCTTTCGTATGAACAACTCACTTATACTGGCGAGGCAGCATTAGGCGTTCAAAATGCTTTGAGGCTCGCAGCAGACGCCGGCACACCGTTTGCTGATACTTTGCTCGCAGCAGTTAAAGCAGGCGATATGACCGGCGCTCAAGTCAAAGATTTGTTGTTGAACTTGCACGACCTATCTAACGCTTTTGACGATAACCGAGAAGCGCTTGATGATGAGAATAAGAAACTTCTTCAAAGCGCTGATACTGCTCTGTACTTTTCTTCAATACTCGGCAGTGATGTTTACAACGCGATTCTTGGTACGGGTGCAGCGATGGCTGAGGCTGCTGGTCGTACAGACGTTTACACCTTCACACTTCAAGCGTTACAACAACGTACGGAAAGCGTAACAGCAGCACAAAATGCTTTCTTGGGCGGTTTGGCTGGCGTGTTCCCGGAAGCAGTTACTACAGCAGGCGTACGTGTTCAAGAACTATCTAGTATCTACGGTGAGTTGGCCTCAGAGTCAGACAAGGGTACTGTTTCTCAAGATAAGTTCTTAGCGAAACTAGGTTTGCTTGATGAGATGCTCGCTAATGAATTAGTGTTATCAACTCAAGACGCTATTGACAAGAACGAAAAACTTGCTGACTCATTTGATGGTTCTGGTAAGTCGTCTCTTGATCTCAGCAACGCTTACCGTGAACAAGCGAAACAGATCACTGACTTGTTGTTAAAGACCGCACAATATGGTGGCAATAATAAACAGGCAATGGAAACAGTCGCTCTTATGGTTATTCGTTTAGGCGACGCTGCTCGTGCAGCCGGTTACACTGACGACGAAGTAAGAAACCTTATTGGCGCAATGGGACTACTTGACGGTCTTGAAGCAAAGTTTGGTATCAACTTCGCTATCAACACTGCTGATCTTGACGAACAGATTGCCAATGTTGAAGCAGCCATTGGCAATATGTTGTGGGCTGCCGGCGCTGCAACGGGCGATACCACCGCACGACTCAGTAAAACTTTGGCCGACCTTAAAGCAATCAAGTCGGCTATCGGTATTACTAGCGGTGGCGGTAGTAGAGGCGGTGGCGGTGGCGGTGGCGGTGCGCCTAAACCGGACAACCCGTTTGCGTGGGTTGAAGGCTGGTTGAAAGACACGAAGTCTTTTGCTGACGCAATAATGTCAGCGGATTGGGCAGAAGGTTTAGTTGGTGCTACGCCAAAGCAAATTGGTAAAGCCATTACAGACTTGCTTGAAGAAGCAGTCCGGCTAGGTATTCGTGAACTACCGCAAACAAAAACATACTTTGACCAGATCGCTGCGCAAGGAACACAACTCGCTGACCTTGCTACTGCTAGAGATGAACTGGCTAAAAAGTTTGAGGATAGTTCTAAGGCTTTAGAAAATGCAATCAACGCACGTAAGGGTTTTGTTTCGTCAACTGAAGATGCTTTGTCCGGTATGGGCAAGTTCAACCTTGACAAGATCACTGGTGAGACGGCAAAGAACCTTGGCGAGATTGGTCAACTAGACGTTACTCAATTCAGCCCGGAAAAAATTAAAGCAAAACTTCGGGAGAGTATTGACAAGATCAAAAACTTTAAATCGGTTGTCAAAGGTCTTGCGGACGCCGGCTTCCCTCCGTATTTCATTGAGCAAGTTATTGCTGCTGGTCCTATTGACGGAACTGTTATGGGTCAAGTGCTACTTGATTCTTCATCGTTCCAAGATATTGAAGATTACAAGCAACTTGTTAAAGATTTAACTACAGAAACTCAAACAACGGGCGCAATGTTTGGTGACCTAGTTTTCGGTACTCAAATTGCTGACTTGACTAGCGCCAACAATATTCTTCAAACGGCTTTGACTGACGCTAATGACACGATTAAAGATTTGATTGCTGCGATTGTTGCGAATACTCAGAACGCTGTTAGCACAGTTAATCCAGCAGCAACAGCAGCACCGGCAGCAACAGCAGCAGCAGCAATACCGACACTTCCGTCCGGATTTGATTTGAGTGGATTTACGCAAGCATCAAACGCTGCGATTGCGAACCTGACTCCCGGCCAACAAACCAATTGGAATGACGGTCCGTTGTATAACGGTGGCGCAATCATTAACGGCATTTACTTACCTCCGGGTCTTGACTTCTCAGGCTTCCATGCTGACGGTGGTATCGCCACTAAGGCGTCGCTCGGCGTAATTGGTGAGGCAGGACCGGAAGCAATCATTCCTTTGTCACGCATGGGCGAGTTTGGTGGCGGTACAACCACTAATAATATTGTGATAAATATGCCTCCGGGTTCTGACGGTAAAGATGTTGTTGCGGCAATTCAAGATTACAACCGTCGTTTCGGTCCCGCACCGTTTAACACAAGAGCGTTCTAATGTCTGTGTTGGGTTTTTCTTATTCGCCTTATCCACCATCTGTTTCTACTACAAGCGACCCGCGCATTAGTTTTACAAGGTGGGTGCTTAATGCTACATACAGTTTTGGTCAAACAACTTTCACTGATACTCCTAGTCCCGGACAAGCAACTATTGTTATCAACAACGACAACAATCAAGCAAAGGCTTTTGATCTTGGTACGGCTATTACTATTACCGTTAACGGTTACAGCGGAATGCTTTGCTTTGTAGATTCTGTTAGTTATTCGGATGCTCACGGAAGTCTTAAAGGTGCTACGGCAACTTTAAATTGTACGGGCGTTCTAGGTCGTATTGGCAAGTCAAGAGTTACAAGCAAAGCAATTACTCAAACAAGCACGGAACAGCAACTTGAACAGTTCAACGGTTCAATCCCGTCACTTATTAAGTTTGCAAGACCTGCTAGTGCTTACGCTTACGGTATTGCTCAAGGAGCGCAAACTTATACTGGGACAGTGCTTCAGTATTTGCAAACAACACAGCAAACGGAAGCAAACTTAGTTCGTGCTGGTGTTGGTTATATTTTCTTTCCTTCTTATATTGACCATGTTTATTGGTTTAGTGGTGTACCTGAGACGCTGACACCTGACGCCTCAACTACCAACATTGTTTATGAGTCAATAGATAGAAACTATTTAGATTCGGAGTTAGCAAACTCGGTTACTGTTACTCCTGCTGGTTTGTCGGGACAAGTTGGTACAAACTCAACTTCTATAGCAAACTACGATCAGCGTGATTATTCAAGAGGAACTTACGACTACGCAACGGCAACAGCGTTAAGTACCGCTAACTGGTTGGCGAGCATTTTGTCTGACCGAGCAGTACAGATTTTCACTGTAAGTTTTACGGCAGAGGCTCAAGACTCGGCTGCTTTTGCTGAGTTTTTGAATTACGGAGTTCTTAATAATAGCCCGGGAATCAAATTGTTTTATAGAACTGCTGGTTCCTCGGACTTAAAGTATGAATGGGTTTTTGTAGCAAACATTGAGTGTAACGCTACGCCTAGCACTACAGTGTTTACTTTGACTTGTATGCCAGCAAATATGTTTTGTCCTTTCGTAGTAGGTTTAGGCGGTAGTGATAACTACGCAAAACTTGGTGTGTCTAGATATAACTTGCTACCTAACCCTTCAGCAGAAACCGATGTCCTCGGTTACACCGGTACAAAGTTTTCCGTAGCGATGAATTACAGCGACGGTACTTATCCAACAAATATTGACGGTATTTTTATTGGTTATGGTTCTTGTTTGGGAACGGTATCAACTGGCACGGCTGGTCAATGGATTCAAGTTGGCGACAAAAACGAACCAAACAAAAGAGTTGTTGTTTTAGCAAGCACTACTTATACCTTCAGCGCTTATATCTATACGCCCACAAGCAATACAGCGAACACTAACTGGCGAGTTACTGCCAACGGTTACACTATTGCTAACGCTGCCACGACAAGCGCAGTTGGAACGACCACGACTGTTACTAGGGGAGTTTTCACTCGCCTTAGTGTTACTTACACAACAAGTTCTACTACTGTGCGTGTCGCTTTGTTAGTTGAGTCAACAAGCACCCTTGCTGTTGGTCAAACCGTGTATATTGACAATTGTATGCTGGAAACCGGTTCAACGCTCAACGAATATTTTGATGGTAGTTTACGACCTGCTGAATGGGTTGGTACTAAAAACGACTCGGCGTCAGTTTTAGATAGCAACTATTTTAGATACGGGAGAACCGTCTAATGGCTACCGGAAGTTACTCGTATCCACCTTATGGTCTCCCGGGTTCGTCAGTAGAGTCGCTCGGCAGTAACGCCGGTTTTGTTTTTATTAAAGAACAAACAATGACAGCAGCAGCGACTACTCAAGTTACTGATGTTTTCTCAAGGGACTATCAAGATTATTTAGTTTTGTTTAACTGCACTTCGTCAGTCGTAAACCAATATCAAATAATTAGTTTTCTTCAAAACTCAACTGTTCAAGGTGCTGGTACTTATATTAACGCTGGTATGTGGTTTTATTACGGTACGGGTGTAACAGGCAGTTGGGCTAGCACGAGCGACGATGGGTGTAAATGCGGTTATACCGCCACACCTTCCACAACTAATCCAACAGTCGGGCAGATTATTATTCGTAACCCGTTTGTGTCCAATGTTGACACAACAACCGAACAACTATTTGATATGGGCGGTCTTTACCTCGGTTGGGGTGCGTCTAGATATCCGACCTCCGGAATAGTAAACGGTTTTCAGATCACTCAACAGGCTGGCGGAAACCTAACCGGTTCAATTTATGTTTACGGAATGAGGAGATCGTAATGGGTGTTAAGACTTGGACTAATAGCGAGATTCCGTCTATCTCGGACTTGAACACTTACGGTGCTAATCATTACATGAAAATGCTTTACGAAAGCACTCAAGCAGCACAGTTAGTTTGGACCGGTTCTGTTTTCACTTCGGAGTTTGAGAACTATTTTGTTTCAATTAGTAATGCTACTTGTGTGACTGCTACTCAAACTTTGCGTTGTAAGTTAACTTACAGCAATTCTCCTGCTAATCAAATTGGTACGAACGAGTATTATTGGGGACAGCATTATATTGGTAGCGATGGGGGCAGTGCTTTCAGTGGGGCTTCTGCTCAAGCGTATTGTCAACTTGGAGAGTTATCTATTGACTCAACAAAGCCAAGCAACTTTCAAATGATGGTGTATAGACCAGCATTATCGTCGGGTAAAGCAATAACTTGTAGAAATATTGGACCGGTTGGTGCTGTTACTAGGAACTACAATATTGCGATAGATGTCAACACCGCAACGGTTTGTGACGCTTTGCTTTTCTATAACCTTAATACCTATACGAACTACATGACGGTCAGAGTTTATGGAATGAGACAAACATGAGTTTTAGAACTATTAAAGACGGGCAACCAATAACACCCGACAGTCTCAATAGGTTTGTTGGTAATGGTGCAGCGACTTGGGTTTCTTCAACATCTTGTTCTGGAACTAGCACATACAATATTGACAACAGTATTAACAACTCCGGTCTTTCTCGGTGGACACGGGTGGTTATCTCTAATGTTGTTGCTTCTTCAGCAACGGGACTTTTTTTAAGAGCCATTGACTCCTTAGGCAATGTTATTTCAACAAATGTCTATCAAATAGGTTATTACGGTTGTAACGCTGCCGGAGCATTAGATTCAAACTGGAGTACTGCAACCAGCGTATGGAATGTTGGTCCGATCAGTAATGCTGTCGCTAACTTTAATTGTGATTTTTACCACCTTAACGGAGGTTCTCAAGGTATGAGTATGATCGGTATGGGTGCTGGCGGTAATGCTGCTTATCCAAACTTGTCTATGTATGGTGGTTGGTGCAACTACACAACTAGGTCAATGCGAGGCTTTCAACTTGTTTCTTACCTTGGAGTAAACTTTAGTTGCAAAGTAAATGTTTATCAGTACAGGAGAGGCTAATGACTACACCGCAAATTGGTATCTATGACGCTTATACGGACACTTGGGAGTATCGTGATATGAACGCTGAAGAATTAGAAGCGTTAGCGAAACTTCCCGAACCGTCTAACAACACTCAGCAAACAACAACGCACGAAGGCGACACTATGCCTCATATGGTCGGGGAATAACTCCGGCTATTTCGCTGATACAATTTGATACGCCGGTTATCCGGTAATGTTGAATTGGTTTTCTGAGGAGAAAAAATGTCGCGCAAATATACAGGTTGGGATAAGGACGCTACTGGCCGTCGTGCCGGTACGGAAAAACTTGTTCAACTGCTATCATACGTTTTTAACGGTGGCGTGTATAACAACGGGACTTGGGTTGTTCGCGCTATTCGCGGTTCGGATAAGCCGTCAGTTCACGGGACTGGTCGCGCTGCCGATATGTCTTGGAAACGTCGCGCGGACGGTAAAGGTTACGGCGACTATCAAACCGCTTTACAAGTCGTTGACTTCCTCGTTCAGCACGCCGAACTTCTCACGATTGAGGAGATTCACGACTACTACCTAGCGCCTCACGGTCGCGGTTGGAAGTGCGATCGTAACGCTTGGAAGGTTTACGACAAACCCACTATCGGTTCGCAAGGCGGAGATTGGTGGCACTTTGAGATCAGCAACGATCACGCCGACGACCCGACTTACTTTGATAACGCGTTCAAAATGATTTTCTCAGGTCAAGCGCCGGTTGCCGCGCCGACGGTAGCGTCGGTTGCCGCACCTACGCCGATTACATCGCCACTCGGAGTTCCGGCGTAT